CATTTCTTGCCATATACGTTCAGAACTTATATTCTGTAAACCTTTTGCGTTTGAACTGATTGCTTTTAACGTATCTTTATCCCAAGATGGAGTAGAAAGTCTACCTTGAAATCTGAAGTATCTTAATATTCTCAAATAGTCTTCTTTGATACGTTCATCTGCATCGCCCACAAAATTACTGACTTTATCTTGTAAATCGTCCATTCCATCGAAGTAATCAAATACATTACCTTCCATATCCATGCTCATAGCATTATATGTTAAGTCTCTGCGTTTAGCATCTTCTTCCCAACTGCGAACAAACTCAACTTCAGCATGTCTGCCGTCTGTTTCTTTGTCTGCTCTTAGTGTTGTGATTTCAAATGGTTCGTTATCTAGGATTGCAGTAATAGTGCCGTGTTCTAATCCTGTAGGTTTGTGTCTAATGCCTGCTTTATCAAGTATAGCAATCATTTCATCTGGTGTGGCATCAGTTGCCAAGTCAATATCTTTAGGTGTTTTACCCAAAGCAAGGTCTCGAACAGCACCACCAACTATTCTTAGTTCGTATTTGTTGCTCTTAAAGACTTTATCTAACTTTTTGATAGACGAAGTTATAACTGACTTTACGTCTAGTTTTTCTTCGTGTAATATTACTTCGTTTAGTCGCATAACTGTATTTATCACTTAACATACAGTTGCCCATAAAAAACCCCTCACTGATGGAGGGGTTTTTAACTAAACTCTCTAGTTTATATTATAATGTTTCGCCAGTATTTCTGATACGAAGTGGGATGTAAATGAACTCAACTGCTTTCGCTGGTTGAATTGCAACATCTACCCATAGTTCGTTTCTGTCAATTCTTGCTGGTGTGTTATTCGACTCATCACACACTACTAAGAAGTCATATAAACCTCTTTGTGTAACAAGATTACCACAGAATCTTTCAACTGCATCTCTCATATTATCTCTTGTAATCTTATCGTTTTGCTCGAATAAGAATGCACGAGATAATTGGTCTAAGTTATGACGCATGTAGTTAACTAAACGTGCAACATTGATTCTATCTAAAGCACTAGCAGTTGCTTGTGTAGTCTTCTGACCATAAACTGCCATTCCTGTTGATGGGAAGTCTGCGATTGGGTTCATACGTTGTCCATAAAGAACATCACGTTGACCTTCTGTTAACTGTACTTTAACAAACTCATCTTCTGAGTTGATATAACCAACTTGTGTTGCGTTTGAAACTACACCACGTGTAAGACCTGCTGGAGCAAACCATGGATATGATACCTGGTCTGAGAAAGCAATAGTTCTTAGTGCGACTGCTGATGAAGGTATAACTACATCATTGCCCGATAAGTCACTTGAGTAACCGTGTGGGTAATAAATTGCACCATAAGTTTCTGCTGGAACATTCGCTGATGCCCATGCTTTCATTGAAGTCGAATCTGATTTCAACGTCATTGGACAATCACCGATAACAAATGCGATTTCTTTCTTGTCTTTGTTCAATGTAATCATCTCATCCATTAACTCGAAGTATCCTGGAGCCGCGATTAGATTGAAGTAAACTGCTTCTGAACGAATTCCGTCATTTGAAGAAACTGCTTTTTGCATTGCTTCAACAACTATATGTCTTTGTGCATCCGCGCCGAACTTACCAGAACCATCAGTGTTTACACCTGAATTCCATTCCCACTTGCCGTTAGTGTATTTCTTAACGTTCCAAGTAGAGTAATCCATGTTAATCATCAGAATGTTTTCTGGATATAAATCTGGATTTGCCGCTGAGGCATGTGCTGTTCTGTTGTTTGCAACACCGTCTGCATCATAAGGTGCATCGTGTGAGTAATGACTGAATACTAGTCCTGCTGTAGATGACTGGTCTGTATTGTCTAACTTGACCCATGCTGAACCTGACCAACGATATGTTACAGGATATTTAGTGTCGTCACTATCTACCCAAATATCGCCTGCTACTAGAGCCGATGTTCCGTCTTTACGTTTTGTAGGAGCACCTGTAACGATTTGACATTCGCTTGGTGCAAGACCATTCGTGTCTTCTGACCATGCATACTTCTGCCATTCCATGTTACCACCGTTGTTAACATTCTTCATTACTTCAATGTTTAAACTTGCATTGAACCAGTATGTTCCTTCTGCGATTGTACCTGTAATTTGTGTTTTCTTCGCTTGGTAAGATAATGCTTCCCAAACTGATTTAGAATTATCGTCTGCTGTGAAACCGATTGCCGCTTTACCTGAAGAGATAACAATATTTAATTCTTTGCCATCTGTCTTAGTGAAACGCATTTTGTTTGTGCCGATTTTTTCAACTTTAACATTCAATGCATTCAATGGAGCACTTGCTTGTATAGATGTAATTAATGCATCTAAAGTGATTCCTCCTGGTTGAAACTGTACACCCTCAACTGTGAAATCAGCAGTAATACTTGATGTGCTTGGAACTGCACCTGAAGTGATAACTGTAGTAGTTGCACCTGAGTGGCGTCTTAGTTCCCAGAAACCAAGACCGTTAGCCGCTGTATTATATCTAGTATAAACATCGCCTAGGTCATTATGGGCTACTTGTGCCAAATCATCTGTTGTATAAATTGGTGCTTCAACATTTGTGAATAAGCCTGAAGTAGAGTTATAAGATGATAAAGACACATCTAATCCGCTACCTGCTGTTGCTAGACGAACATAAGCATCGCCTGCCGCTAATGCACCGCCACCTTTTTTGGTAGTTGGAGCAAATTGTGAAAATTGGAAATCTGATGAACCTGTGTCACCACATAATATCCATGCACTTGCAACTTTTTCATAATATGAAACTTTAGCAGTAGATGTTACAACTGCGAAGTCTCCTGTTGAGCCGAATGTGTTTGAAGGTGCCGCATAACCGCCTGAGATTGCCTCTACATTTCCTGTTCCTGGAGTGTCCTCTAGGACTGAAATTGCATTTGACACCCACGCTGTTCCTGACCATGTGAATAATCCGAATTTTGATTTCGAAGTATCATGCCAGTATGTACCGTTTGTGATAACGCCTGCTGGTTCTGTTGAAGATGCTTCTAGTTCTGACAAGTCAACATCTGCACGAATAACATATGCGTTGTTCGATACTCCTAGATATTGATATGCCGCTAATAGACCGTATTCACTTGTTTCAGCGCCTTGAACAACTGAACCGCCAACTTCATAAAATTTTGGTTCGCCGAATGTTTCGACTAACTCTCTCTGTGATGATACTAGGTAGGCAACTCCTGCATTCGCTGGAAGTGTTCCAGAAGCAGTTGCACTGCCAGATGCATCTGACTTGTTACTTGCTGTAGCAATAACTAATAATGGTAATGTACCTTGTGTAGCCGCCGCGTACTGTGATTCATCACTGACTGTTACTGCAACCCCTGGTGATACTAATGTAGCCATAGTATTTCTCCTTGTTTAATTTTGTTACTAATAGTTTAAATGTATTTCGTTACTTGTATTTAGTCAAAATCACGGAAAAACACTGTTTTGGGGGTTAACTACGTAGACAACTCAGCCGAAACTTTACTATATAAAGCCTCTATGCTGTCATCATTATAAAGTATTTTATCAAAGGTATCATTAGTACTAATCCATCTCCATTCGCTTTGATGAACTTCAGGATGATTATCTTTCATAAGTGTAGAATTAGTTTGATTGTCGAGTATTGCAGTTCCCCACCATTCTGGTAGTTCACCTCGTCTGACATTCCAAACTTTACCATTTAGGGATTTTATAATTTGTATCTCATTAGGAAATCTTACATCAGGAACAATGTAATTGTTGTCTGGGTTGTTGATTATCTCTTGCTTAACAAGACTAACCCATACACCGTCATAGAAACCATTTCTCATACAGTCTGTACCAAACTCTTGCAGTACAAGTCTAGGTGTTATTTCTCTGCCAGTTTCATTTGTCCAAAACTCATCGACAGTTTCACGCCATTCTCTGCTTTCTACTGTATCGCCCTCTAACATAGCACGTTCCCAACCGAATACAGTTGCAACTCCATCTTTAAGTTTATCTGCGAAACTTAACTTAATAAAATTGTGTTCTTCAACTAGAATGTCGGCGACTGTGCCTTTGCCTGAGCCAATTAGACCTGTAATACCTATTATCATTTGATTTCTTTTCATTGTGATATAATAATTATACCACAAAAATTGACTGATTGTCAACCTTTTTCTGAGGTTATATCTCGGGTTTTTAAATCTTTTAGAATAGCGTCTTTCATATCATCAGTATAATCAAGCCAATCGAATATTTCATTCATATGACGTTTGCATCCGATACAGAAGTTTTTCTCGTTATACTTGCATATGCTTACACAAGGACTTTTAGTGTTGAGTGGATGAAAAGCCACTCTTAGCCAATCATAACACCTAACGGTGCAGAGCCATCGATATATAGTTTCAATTCAGTTTCTAATTTCTCTATCTCAACTGACGCTTCTGCTTTTAAGGCATCACCATTTAATGAAACTCCACCTTGTGCGCCAGGTAGTGTAGCGAATTTAGAACGGGCTTCACCAATCATTCTTTTACAATATGCTAGTGAGTAATCTCTCATCCATGATTTTAGATATGGGTCTGTTAGCAATTGGTCTTCTGAACGTTCTAAGTAAACATGAAGCAATACCATTTCGTCTGCTCTCATTTTTCTTAAAAGTTTCATCTTATGAGTAAGTGGATTCCAAATAAACTGAATGTCAGTTGCCGCAACTCTGTTTAGAGTTTCACGGTACTGAGAGAACAATTCGTATGTTGAAATACCACCAACGTGATTGTTCATAAAGAAATATGAATTCGCATATGCTAATTCAAATGGGTCCATATCAACACCAGAAGATATACCATGACCAAATGAACGATGATGTATCTTTTTAACTTCTGTTATTTCTTTAGGAAGAGTGTATTCTTCGACCTCTTTCTTTAGTTCAATAGTATAAAAATCTTCTTGTACTGCGTTCTCTGAACGTTGTCTTATTTTATCTACTGAAACATCAATTGCAAGGTCATAATGTTCTGGGTCTAATTCGATGTCAATCATACCGTCACCAAGTAACAGTCTAATCTGCTTAATTACATCATTTTTTATCTTATTGCGTTGTTTTGCCATGCTTGACCTCAAATACGTTTATAGTAAACTACTTATAACAGTATTTATCAAAAAACTTTTATAATCAAACAATGGACATTACATCTTCCGTTCATTTTAACTTCAACACTGTTAATAGCATCAAATTCTTTGATTATTGTACGTTTAGCACCCTTTTTAAAGACTGCTAACTGTTCAAGTGGCTTTCTGAGTGTCTTACATACACTTTTTTCTTCACTAAATCCGTGAATGGTACTTCCTTTGACACTTAATCCTGAGCCGTCTCTCTTTAGTCCCATAGGGTCAACATTTGATGCATGATATATTCCTAGTTTTCTTGTCTTAGAATTGTATAC